AATGTTAGGATTAAACTTCATGCCGGCGATGGAAGATATGAGTCGATTCATTTCTATTCTGACAACATCAGATGTTAGAGGAAGCAATATAGTTCCAGCATGGATATCTAAATATAACGAAAGGGCATATCAAAACATCTTGGAAATTTCAAAGAATATTTTCAAGAGGAGATAATGGAGATGAAATGGATAGAGCATCAATCTTTGGAAACTTTAGAGCAAAAGTTGTTGATAATAAGGATCCGCAAAAATTCGGTAGAGTCCTAGTTTGGATCCCAGATTTGATGCCGGAAGTAGATGAGACCACAGGTCTTTGGGCAAGACCTGCAAACAATCCCCTTGGTGGTCGTAACATGGAAAATAGTAATGAGCATCACTATATGGGAACATCTTATATTCCAAAAACTGGGGCATGGGTTTTTATTTTTTTCGAAGGTGGTAATGTTAATCGTCCTTATTACTTTGGTGCTTTAGATTTAGAAAATACCAAAGTCCTACCAGAGAACCAACTCGGTTCAAACTATGAAGATAAATGGGTTGTATTAAAATCTCATGAGGGTCGTGCGATTGTTGTATCTGATGATCCAGATGATGAAAGGGTTGAGATAACAGGGAAGAAACGATACATTTCAAACCCCCCAACTGGGGATGAGTTTTCTGTTTATCGAATTGATGGAAATCAAACTACAATTCTTTTGGATGAAAGAGATGGTAAACAAAAGATATTAATCAAATCCTATAAAGGAGACTTCATTCATTTTGATATTGATGATAGAGATTTAGAAATTAAGTTTGCAAGAGATATACACATTGAAGCAGGAGGAAATATATTTGTAAAGGCACAAGGAGATATGCATTTCATAGCTGGTAAAAGTATCATGACCTCCGCTCATGATGAAATTAATACAATCTCTGGTAATAGAATGAATATTGAATCTGGAGAGGAGTATAATAGACGAGTTCATTCACACTCAATCGAAGTCGTTGATGGGGATAAGATAACAAAGGTAGATGGAGATTTATATGTAGAAACTGGGGGAGATCAAAATATTACAGGAGGAGGAAACATCAATACAGATGCACCGTTAATACAAGATAATGCTGGAGCTTCTTCTCCAGCTCCTAATGTAGTTATTAATACAATTGTTGCAACTGAAGCAGAAGCAGAGGGGGATAGAGATACATAATGCCTGATTCAACGTCAATACAAAATGTAGAAATTGCTGTAGCTTCCACATTGGTAAGCGATTTCAATAAGAAAATGTCAAGTATAAAAAGTTTATCCCTAAATACAACATCAAAATACAGCAGCATTCAAAATCAGATAGCTAGTATTTCTCCTGTGGATTTTACACCTCCTGCTATTTTTCAGGCAACTACTGACACTGCTACCAATACAGCATTTGAAAGTAGCTCATGGTTAATGGCTGAAGATGCTGGAGCAAAAATACAAGAAGTCACAAGTAGATGTGATATATTAGAAGATGTTCCTCTCGGAGCAGCAATTGAAAAAATGAGAGGCGGTGTATTGGATGATGCTAAAAAAGCAGCAAGTGATGCAATTGAAGCAGCTAAAGAGCAATTAGGACTTAGTATGCCAGAGTTTGCAATTGGAGAAACTTTAAGCGATATAGTTAATAAAGGTCGAGCAGCATATGAAGCAGCCGAAGACGCTCTACAAGAATCAGTTAGTGATATATTAGAATCTGGAAAAGCTGGACTTGCTAAAGCTCAAGCAGTAATAGATCAAGTTGGAGGAGCAGTTTCAGAAGGAAAGAAAATGATTCAAAAAGGATTAGAGACACTAACTCCAGCTTTAAAAAAGTTAGATGAAATAATAAATTGTATGGATGCAGTTGGAGGCGAGGCAGTAGTCGGACAGACCGATGAAATGATTGATTCCCTTAATACTGTATATGATCAAACTCAGGTACATAGCGATCCAAGTTCACCAACGTTTGGAGAATTTGATTCAGATACATTTTTTAGTCAGATACCAGGAATAACTCCAGACCAAAAAAGTAATTTATTAAAAGCTACTAACTCATATGATAAAATAAAAAACAATTCTTCTAAAGTTGTTGATAAAGCAAAAGATTTTGCAGAAAAAGATACGACTAAAAAAAGTGTTTCAGCTTTAGCAGGAGGGTCTGAAGATAGTATAACAGAAAAGAAAACTAATATAAAAAAGAAAACAGAAGTTGTATTTGATACTCCAGCAACTCCAGCTATTCCTGCTGCACCTGCAACAGAAACATCTCCTGCTAGACCAGCACAACCAGCACAACCAGCAGAAGAAACTCCTGCTCCTGAACCAGCTGTAGTTCCTGTTCCTGACAATAAAGCAGCAGTTCAAGAAGATGAAGATCTGGTTCCGAATGTCACAACTTGGAAAAATCTAGTTAAAGAAATAGAAGTAGATGAAACTGATATGGCAGTTTATTTATCATACGATCCAAATAGAGAAAATTATCCTAGATTCAAAACTGATTTTATAGAGATCCTTCCATTAGGCGGAACTCTAAATCCAACTCCAGATGACTTAACTATTATTTATAGTATACCTGCTGTAGTTATTGATGAAGTAGTTCAAGAAAGTACAACTGTGCCTGGAACAAATATGAAGTATACTCAGGTTAGTGTTGCAGTTGAAGCTAACTTAACAAAATTGGGAACAACAACTACAGGGTTTCTTCAAGCTGAAATATATACATTAAATTCTAGAAGAGTACCAGAAGATGAATGGCAACCTCGCACCGCAGGAAGTATAAGACTTGCAATAAAAGTCGGTGTAGACAGATCCATAAGAAAAATGTCATGGAGTGCAAATGAATTAGAGATCGCAGCGGGGTAAATATGGCAGCAAATCAAGATCAACAAAAACTATCACAAATGCTAAAAGCTGCTCCAGAGGAATCAGCGAATATTGCGAGTAGTATATCATCAGTTGAAGATCAAATTTCAGAGTTAACGGAACAAGCAAGTGCTATGGAGGGAGCATATACAGGCGTTGCTGAAACAGATGCAATAACTTATATTACAGATAATATACTTCCTCTTTATCCAGGTGGGTATATAGTTTACGGTCCAACATTTGGAACTATAGCTTGGTCTGATCCTGGTCCAGAAGGAAACATAGAAGATTGGACAATTTGGGTAGATGTAACTCCAACACCACCACCCATATTACCTCCAGTCCCAACTCAAGTATATGCATATACTCCAGGTGATTATCCCGATTTAGATAAACTTGTATAACAAGACCTTTGAATACTGGTGCGACATATGGTATATATCCATCCAGGTCAGCAATGCAAGCAGCTAAATCTTTATTAGAAGAAAACAAAGCTACAGTTGATGAATCAATTACTAAATTCCCAGATTATGTATAAGGAGAAATGATATGCCAGGAACTTCAAGAATAGGAGACATATGGACAGGACAATGTTGTTGTCATTCAAGTCCAACCTGTATTCCTATGAGTGGTTATATTGTATCTGGAAGTCCTAATATTAAATCAACCAGCTCCGCTCAAGGAAGACTTTCTGATATAACAATCGGAGGGTGTGGACATTCCGGTACTATTGTTACAGGATCTCCAACTGTTTTAGGAAACAGTTTACAGAAAGCTAAAGTTGGTTCATTAGTAACTGGATGTAATATTGGAGTTGTTGTTACTGGTAGTCCATCACATACAGTCCCTTAATAGAACAAAATAATAGAGGATGCAAATATGGCAAAACCATTACTAAGACCATCGTTACTTAGGATTAGAAGACAAAGTGTTAGATGGATTATTATACACCATACGGCGGAAATGTATGATAGACCTGAAGCAAAGATTGACAGTCCTATGTATCAGTTGCCTGCTTTATTTGCTGGAGTAATGGAAAAGAAACAAGGAGATGTAGATTATCATTATGTAGTTGAAAAAGTTAAAGAAGATTATATTGCAATAGTAACAAGACCATATGTTTACTTATGTGATTGGCCAGACATACCAGAGAATATAAATAAAAGAGCAGTACATATAGGACTCATGGGTTCATATGATTTTAAAATTCCAGAGAAAAGAATGTATGAAGTCCTTGCTTATCGTTTAATAAATCCAATGATGAAAATTTTTGGAATCAGCCCCG